GATCCATTGTATCGTAAAACTTGCCCAGAAGCAGGGTTTGTTGTAACGATTGATAGATCACTCCCATTACCCAATGCTGTATATAACTCGTTAAAGTTATCATTGATCTTGTCTCCACCGACCCTTAAGGTATCACCAGTGTTGTCATTGGCGGCGGATCCAAGACCGAGTGTTTGTTTTGCCATTACTCGTAGGGATTTTTAGTTATTTATAGTATCTCTGGGTTAATTATTTCTTCCCCGTATTGAGAAAGATCTGGTGCAGTCCAATCATCAGGAACGCTAGTCTCAACATCAACAATAGGATCTTGATATCCAGACCCAGTAGTACTGAGTTCAACACCAGCAACACCAACTAATGCTCGAATATTAGCATCGAAACCAGAGATAGAATCGAGTCTTACAGTAGGTCTGGATGTGTATCCAGAACCACCAGCGGTGATTTGAACATTCTTAATATAACCAGCGGTGATGTTTGCACTTGCCTGAGCATCTTGACCAAAAACAGATCCGAGATAATCGAATGTGATTAGAGAATTTGAAGACTCAATTAGAGCAACCTCTCTATCCGAAGTCTCACCCTGAATGTCAATGAAATCACCAGGTTCTACTGGTGGTACAACTTCTGCAGCATCAACGTCAGCTTCAGAACCGACGTATGAGAATGCCACAAACGTGGAACCGAAGCGAGGAATTTCTGAGAAGATAATCCTAGAACCAACAATCTCAAAACCAACACCAGGTTCTTGCAGAACACCATTGAGAGAAACAATGATATTATTTTCAGGTCGGATGACACTCGATTGAACACCGTCCGTTAATGTCAGTGAGTAGAATACATCATTACGCTTCAGGTTGAAAGATTGACGTAAAGAGTCAAACTCGAACGAAATATCATCAAGTTGTCTTAACTTACCGATATAGAATCCAGTGAATGATGCACCCAAATCGGGCGATTCTGTGAATTGAATTTGATCGGAGAATGCGGTGAATGCATTTGTAGCACCAGGAGGTTGCAAGACGCCATTGATGAAGATAAGTAGGTGACCAGCGGGATCAGGAAGATACTGCGTACCATTACCAGTAGTAAGTTTAAAGTTGGTTTGAGTGCCATCAAATCCTCTAAACGCTCTCTTAACCCTTGCCTTGAGTTCTTCTTTAGCAACAACTACGGCTCTATATCCATCAATACTCTTAATAGAATCTTTAGAATTAAAGATTCCACGAATATCACTTAGATATAATCTCTTATAGAGTCCGACTAGGCGTATATCCTGTACGAGAGCAGCGGCAGCGCCAACGGTTGTGACTTTAGTGCTGATAGATGCATAACCAACAGGGAAGTTAGCAGATAACCCATAATCACCAACTAGATCACCGTTATTGAATGTACCAACAACTTGACTTATGTAAATGTAGTTATTATCTAAATCAACTTCACTAATAATACCATAGACACTGCTGTCTTGATTACCGTTAGTGACCTTATACAATCTGTTACCGACTGTAAATGCATTCAATCCACTAATAACACTAACTCCGAGACGAATGTAACCTTCAGACGCAATCCTCTGTCCAACCTGAACATCGAGACCAGCATATTGTGAAACATCCAGATACTGTCTGGAAGATTCTGGATAAACAACAGAAGTCTCTTCAAATGTTCCAATGAGAGTTTCAGTATCAACTGTCAGAGTACCACCAGTGTTTGATAGTGTAGCAGCTTGAACTTTATTGAATACTGTTGGTTGTGCAGTTTCACCACTAGTATATCCTTTGAATGGAACATCTTCTTCAAAAGAACCTTTCAGATCGATGATATGAAGTCTGTCTTCAATAGCACTGATTTGTGCAGTTGTGGAGTTTGTTGCACCCACGAGAGTGTCCGTGACTGCCCATGGACCAGCAGTGACTCTAACATCCAGATACTTGAAGTTTGCATCTTCGTAGAATCCATAAACCACACCAGTAACACTAGGAGCACCTTGCTTAGCAACAACCTCATTCATAGTGAATGGACCATCGGTAATATCACCATCGATACGGAATCTCTTATAGACCTGAACTACTTTGCCTTCATTGACACTGATCTTTTCAAGTTCTGCATAATTACCACTTAGGAGTCCGTAGATATAATCAGAATTATTCAATCCACCATCAATACCGACAGGAACATCTCTTGTTCCAAATGTCTTGGCAGGAACACTAATACCATTAACTTGGATTAGGTTTGTGTAGTAAGAATCAGTAGTTAATTGCTGTCTGATAGTATTCAGACCATAACGAATGAACATCTGAATTGTGGATTTTGTGTAGTCAGATGCTTTGGTTGAATCATAGAAACTATAGAATCCTGCATTAGTAGATGGAGATACCAGAGTATTATCAAGGGAATTGCCCATGAATAATTCTAGTAAATCGATTGCAAAATTCTTGATGTTGTATTCAGTATCGGCGTAGAAGATTTCACCACTGACTGCAGTGTATGGATCAAGAGCACCTTTATTGAGTTTTGCACCCCAGAAATATGCACCTGTAGTTCCATCACCAGTCCAACTTGTTGTGCCAGTGGCAGAATTGACAGTAACTGATCCTCTGAGTGTAGAGAAACCACATCCGAAGGTTTTTATGATGTATGCTCTGTTCCATCCGGCGCCGTAAGGAACAGCACCAAATGCATCGCCTGTCATACCACCCTGAGGGATAAACAGAGATCCTGTGGTTCCAGCATTGAGATTGAGATCGAAGAAGATGTTCTGCTCAGAAGCAAGTCCAGGATCAAGAGTTATCTTATATCTGAGGGAACTGGATCCAGCAGACTTAAAGAATATTGAGAATGTATATGTCTGATTAGCATCAATTCCGACAGCACCCGTGTCAAAGGTTTCATTAGAAGTATCAAACTTAACTGAACCTGAGTCAAACGTTTCAAATGCAGTCAGACTGTAATCTCTGAACGTATCATGAACGCCACCATTACTGTTTTGAGCGAAGAATTTCTCTGCAGTAACTGTGCCATCAGGAGCAGCAATACTATTATCTGCAATCAGAAGAGAATCAACACCACCATTAGAATTTGCCTGCCAATTGACTGCAAATGCCTCAGGATTAGTGAAGAAGTTAGTACCAGAAACTTGCCCAGTAATATTAGATGTAATATTCTGTGCTCTAGAAAGAATCTTAACGTTTGTAGGAGTGTCATACCAGTCATAGACAGAACTTACTCCACTAGTAGCGATTGTACCAGTTGCTGTAGAAGGAGCAGTCAGAGTATCTGCTGCTACCCATGCAGTACCAGTGAAAGCACCGACATATAGAGTCTCATCCTCAGCATCCCACTCAAGAACAGTTGCAGTTCCACCACCACTAGAAGTGACTGTTTCGCCAACAATGAAGTTTCCGCTGTTAGCACTCAATGTGATTGTATATGCACTAATAGTACTTGTGGTATCTGTTGTAATTAAATCATGAACAATGTCATCAACTAAATTATCAAGGAAATCATTATATGTCCAAGTACCAGTACCAAATTGTGCTAAGGCAAGTGTAGAAATCTCTTCTTTATAGTAGTTCTTGTTATACAGAAGATTCTTAGCAGCACTTCTTGCTTCATCCTCACCTGGTGCAAGAATTGCAACAGAAATATCTACAAGATCTCTAATTCTATAAACTACTTCATCAATATCTGTAGGACTTTCAGAATCCCTAAACGTTGCTGTTGTAGAATATGTGCCTGCATACTGATCACCAGTTACAGCACTAAACTGATCGTATAGTAGATTTCTAGCTGCTCTTTCACAGAAGATTTTAAGTTGCTCAATAGAATATAAAGTTGCAAGTAGTTCATTCTCAATGTGATTGATAGTGAGATTTGCATTTAAGTAGAGTTCAATAGCAGTAATTGTGCTATAACTTCCACCAGTTTGGAGATCTGAAATAATGCTAAGAATAATAAGTTTAAGATCTCTTTCACAAGTGGTTTGACCGTTAGAACCAGGGAACGTCAATGCACTGAATGGAATGCCGTTCAGATCATAAGTAAATTCTGCTGTGGTTAATCCAGTAATTTCTTCAGCAATAAATGTTCTGTTGAAATACAGTCTATCTGCAGCAATTTGGAAATCCTGATTAGTAGGAGCAATGATGTCATTGACAGTTTCAACTAAAGTATCAATTGCAGTTTGAACGTTAGCACAATTACCAGCATCATTAGTGATACCCCAATCACCAACAATAATTGAGTTGGTATTAACTTCTGTCAGATCTCCTGTAATTGCTTGCTTGGCGTAGAATGCCAGTCGCTCATGTGCATATACAGACTGGAAGACTTGTAATCTGATGTGCTGTAGTACATCATTATTTCCAAGATAGAACTTGGCACCAGTTACAGTATTACGATTTCCTCCTTCTTCGAGGTCATTTGCTAGTGCATCGAGTAGCAGACCTAAGTCAGTCTTACAGCGAAGCGTACCGTCTGTACTACCACCATTGGCATTACGAGGCATATCTTGAGCAAGTTCAGGATATCGCCCAATCATGTCGGCAGCTGCCTTATCAACAATAGGACCACGATTTGCACGAATGAGACCTGCAGCATCTCTGAATCGATACTGAGTATCTAAACCAATTTGATTTGTGTAAATTGTGTCTGATGTACCATCATGATAATCTACATTGAATCCTGTTTCTAGATATTCATCTACAGATGCGCCAATAAATTCAATTGCAGGTTGTACTTTTGTAACTGACGCCAAATGATCTACAGGTGAAACTAGATCGGCATTAGTAAGAGTATCAGTAAGAATATCAATTAAATTGCCAACTGTACTATAAACATCCGCACAATCTCCTGTTGTATAATCCAGTTCAGTGACTGCATTTGCTGCAGCACTTACGAATGTGTGTGCATATTGCTGACCAGCAGGAGATGCTCCAACATTAACAGTAATAGTAGTTGCTGTTGGTGAGGTTACTGCAAGAACTTGATCATAAGCAGTGGTATTACCAGCATCGGGATAAGAAATTTCTCTATCGTTACCGTCATCAGTACAAGTAAATACAATCGATTCTCTTGCTAAAGAAACTCTTGATGATGTTGTTAGTGAATGAGATCCAATCTCCAGTACCAATAAACCAGTTGCGGGGTCGTATGTTGTACCCGTAGCAGGGGTAAATGTTGTCAGTGATGAAGTTGAAGAATCTGTAAGTGTGGTATCAGTTACCTGTGTCAATCCATGAGATCCCGAGACAGTCCAAAGAACATTGTTAATGATATATTGAAGCATATCATTAACCTTTTCATATGCCCATAAGGTTTCAGTAATCTCAGTATCGACATGACTGATAGTGATGGGTACAGATGTTCTATCAACATATAATGCCGAAGCATCCCACATATGATTATTAGAACCATTACGAAGATCTTCTATCAGAGCAGACAAAATATCACGAATATCATCTTCACAATTGACGTTACCACCAGGAATTACTAGTGATGGGTATTGCTGAGTCAGTAGATAAACTGTTTCTTTAGCAACAAAATCTTTATTGACTTCAATCAGATTTGCTGCATCATAGTATCTGTGGGTTTTGCCAGCGAATCCAGCAGGAGCACCTGTAACTTTAGATGTTGCAAAGATTGCATCATTGTTAAACTCTTCACCCTTAGTGAATGACTCAACGCCTGACCAATCCTCAGTATATGTCTGAGCATCAGCACCGTCTAAGTGAAGTAAAAGTTTAGTGGTCGAATCGCCTTGGAAAATTCCTGTAGGTGCAGTGAATGTCTGTGTGTAACGATTGTTAGTTGAAACTCTAACTTCATCAATATGACCACTAAAACCGTCACTAGAAGTTATTGTGGCACCAATTCTAAGTGGTTTTGTAGATCCATAATCACTAGCATCACTATAATCACCACCATCTTGTGTTCCATTCACAAACATCTTAGTTGTAGAACCAGATCTAGAAATCGCAACATGATACCAGGTATCTGCGACTAGACTTGCTGTACCAGTGATTGTGACCGAACCATTGACCAAATACTTAATGTTTGAACCATCCAGATACAGATAAGGAGAAACTTCAGTTCCAGCAGTTCTAAAATCTAGAATTGCTTTAGCGCCAGTAACATTAGCAGGACGAATCCAACACTCAATTGTAAGTGCATTTGTACCAAAACCAAATTCAGTTGAAGTTGGAATGGAAAGATAATCGGTAGTTCCACTTGCTAATAGCAATGATGCAGTTCCAAACTGCTTTTGTGCTGTATCTAATTGAGCACTATTATTAAATGTTGCTGTATGGTAATCAGCACCAGTAGATTGACATCTACCAACTTTACCAAGGAACAAAGTACTCTTTGCTTGATTATAACCAACAACCTCTGCTTTAGTATCAGTGGATTTAATAACTTGACCTGCAGCAAAGAATCCTGTGCCGATGCGATCCTTCAAAGTAAGTTTCCTTACTACACCACCTTCATTTGGTGTAAATTCACCACTATTGTTACCATATTCTACTTTGTAATTACGAATAAACTCATCTTGTTGGATGTCACCACTTGCATTATCGTAAGGAATCACATAATTATTAATAAGTTCATTTGAAGGGAACTTAAGATCATATGCTGTATCTTTATCATCAAAATCAACAATGCTTACTTGTGATTTAGAAATATCATCAAGAACGATGTTTGGATATGTCTGAGATGCAATTCTGTTGAACAGGAGACCAAAGAACGAAGATCCATCAGAAATATTAACTTGTCCAATAGATTCGTTAGTAGTAGGATCTACATACACTGCCGTCGATGTGACACGAGCAACAACACCAGAAGATGCACCAATGATAATATCATTCAATTGAATGTCATATAGACCAGGTGTTGATTGATATGTACCAGCAGTCTTACTTAAAGTAAGATCATTCGTGATGGTAATAGTAGTGCTATAGATGGGAATATCTTCTTGTTGTGCAACCGCATTAGTACCATTTACTCCTCTAGTTACAGTAATACTAGTAGATTCAGAACCCTGAATGATATTAGTAATGGTAAAGATTTCGGATCCTATTTGATAATCACTGCCAGAAACCAAAGTTCCATCTGCAATGGGTGAATCCGTAGCAGAAGTTGCATCAATAACCTCAAAAGTAGTTGTTGCTGCACCAATGGTATAACGTAGTCTAGCTAAAGGTGTTTCTTGACCTCTCTGTAAGTTGATTTGCTCAACTCTAGCAGTATCTCCATCTAAATTAGTAACAGTCTCATTAAAAGCAAACAATCCAATATTACTAATACTATTATTCTGCTGAAGATTGCCAGAGAATCCTGTCGCACCAACGGTGCAAAGTTCATTAATGATAAATGTTCCTTCAGTAACAAATCCTTGAATAACTTGTCCAATAACATTAGTGACCGTCAAACGTGCTGTCGAAGAGATGCCGATAAGTGTATTTCCGACATTAGGGAAAATACCACTAGTATTGATGAATGTAAATGCTACGATAGAAATTGGATCTACTGAAATATTTACATACTTCACGCTAGCAGGGGGTTGTGGAGGTTCGCTAAAGACAATAGACTCACCCTGAATCTCAAATGATGTATTAGGAGTTTGAGCAACTCCATTGAGAATAATCATCAACTGATTCGAGTTGGCAACAACATTGATTCCATCGACAGTCAATGGGAATGCAATTCGTTCGCCATCAAACAGACTTGAAATATCATCGATACGTTGAACAACAGATGTCAAAATATTCTCAGAGGAAGTCAGTCTCTTCTGACGGAAAAGAACCTCAGTATTATTAAACTCACTATAAATTGGTTCTACCAGAGCAAAACTTTGAATGTTAGGAACAACCGATTGTCTTGTAAGTTCGACAGATTTTGTTAATTGGAAATCAATACCTTTGTTTGGAACAAAACCCTTTTCAATGAGGTTCAATTCACCAAAGACTTTGAACGAAGCGGGATGAACGTTCTTGATTAGAATATCTTTCCAATCATCAATAGAAACAGAAGACTTAACTGCATATGAGAAGTCCTGATAATAGTAGGAGTCTTGAATCTTCTGAATGATTTCCGAAGGCTTACCAACGTCATCAATAAACTGACCTGTGGTTTTAGTGATAGAACCAATATCAAGAACACCCTTTGCAATCTTAAGATCGCTGATGATACCAGAGGATTTGGAAATCACACCAGTAATCTTAGAGTTGGCAGTGAAATCTCCAACATAATTAACAATTTTAAGAACCCTAGGTCCAACTTGCCAACCATTATTAGTAGAGACATAACCAGTAGCAGTTGCAGTCTCAAATGCATCACCTTGATAAACCAACTCACCTTCAAGGAAAGTTGAAGTAATGACGTTTGCAGTTGCTGAAGCACCGAAAGATTCTGTCAAGAGTGATTGTCTTCCAGTTCCTGCATTGGCAAACGTGAGTGAGTCGCCAAGTTCTGCGTTAGCA